CCCCCCCGCATGCGGGGGGGGAGGGGGGTCGGGGGGGAAGGGGGGCGATGGTTACTTGCAGACTCCCTTGACGGTGATGGTGATGGGGTTGGCGCTGGTGACGTCCTTGTAGATGCGCATGTACCTTCCGAGATTGGGTACCTGCACAACCCCGTCGGCGTCGCTGACGTTGGAGGCAATGATGACCGGACCGTCGCTCCAGGTGGAGTTATCCATGCTCCAGTTGACGGTCAGGGTGGTGGTGTTGTAGGCGCCGGCGACGAGGGTCTGGTCGGTGATCCATTGCAGGTTGCAGTACTCGAACGTGTAGAGTTGCATACCGTCGGTGCCTGCGTCGGCGATGGTGGGCGTGGTGCCGGCGCTGAACGTGACCAGGGCCGACTCCGGCGACTGGTTCATGTTTGCGACGGGCGTGGGCACGGTGTCGGCGCGCGCGGGCGACGTCGCCTCGTTGGCGGTGAGGACGAAGAGGCCGGTCAGCAGGATGAGCGCGGCGACGACGGCTACGAACAGTTGGGCTTGCTTGCGTTCCATGGTTGATCCTTTCTGGGGCAGACACGTAGGTTCGCCCCTACGTTTTGGTGATGGGCGGACACGTAGGTCCGCCCCTACGGTTTGGTGATGGGCGGACACGTAGGTCCGCCCCTACGGTTACGCATTACTCTTGACCGCTCCTCTGGGGTCGATGACGGACACGGCGAAGAACCAACGCACCTTGATGGGCAGGACGTCGTTGGTGAAGAGGAGGTGCGTGTTGGGGTCCGATGCCGTGAACAGTTCCGGCGTCCGGCCGTAGCGGAAGCCGATGCCGATGAAGGGGCAGATGTTCGGGTCGGCCAGGCAGGCCCAGGATCCCGCGTCCGTCCAGTGGGGGACGGTGATGACGTTCTCCTCCGGCAGCATGCGCTTGACGGGCACGCGGTCGTTGAAGTTGCTGCCGGGCCGGCGGTCGGACGTAACGACGCTGATCGCCTGGGCCTCCAATTCCACAGGGACCAGGAGAAACTTGGGTCTGACCGCGGTGCGCCGGTCGTTGACGTTGAGTTGCTTGAGCTTGTACATGCTCTCGATGGCGGTCTGCCAGTTCTCGTAGGTGAGCGGCTGCGTGATGAGGTTGCCCCAGGTGCTGCTGAAGGCGTAGGCGGTGCTGCCCTCGGTGGTGATGGAGGGACCGACTCCGCTGTTGTCGGTGAAGAGGGCGGAGACGATGCCGGAGAGCGTGACCAGGGCGGCGGTGGCCAGTTGGCGCGGTACGCTGCGCCAGGCCTCGACGTCGTCGCGGTCGATCATCTCCAGGGAGAGGGGCAGGTAGCCGCCCTTCTTGGCCCAGTCGGCCGTCAGTCGGGCGTCGTCCCAGGCCAGCTGGGTGTACTCCGCCTTTTCCGCGACGGTGGGGATGTCGCCGACGCCGCCGATGCGCACCCATGAGATTTGCTGCAGGCTGTTGAAGTCCTGGATGTGGGATACGCGTTCCCACCAGCGATACTCCTGCAGGAAGTCCACCTGCTGGACCAGGGCCTTGTTCATCACGTTGCGCGTGAGTTCGGCCATGGTGGTGGTGTCGGCGTTGTTGCCGCTGTCGGAGTAGGCGAGCATGGCCAGGTCGGGGTTGTAGTTGCCGGTCAGCGCGCGGTCGCCGCTGAGGAGCATGTAGAGCTCGCGGATGCCGGTGAGCTTCTCGTAGGGTATCTTGGGCGTGAGGCCCATGAGCGCCTCGTAGGCGGCTGTGAGGCGGTCGAGGCCGCTCCACATACCCTGAACGGTAGGACGGGGCCTCTGCGTGGCGATTGGAGGCCTTACCGGGGCGATTCCCATGCCCTTGACGACTCCGCCTTCGACGAGGCCGGCGGTGGCGCTCGCCAGGCGCTCGATGCGTGCGTTCAGTGCGTCGAGGTGGGTCATCAGGGCGGTGGGGTCGATGGTGGGCTGCGGTGGTTGAATCCCCCCTTCCCCCCTTGGTAAGGGGGGTTGCGTTGTGGTGGTGTCTGTGCCTGGCGGGGTTTCCTCCTCCGGGTCGGTGTTGTAGGGTTCGCGTTCTTCTGGCATTTGGGTTGCTCCTTTTGTCGATAGTGCGTGGCCCTTTACTGACAGGGCGTGGTGGACTCGGCCGTTGGCGGCGGGTCCGAAGACGAGGTCGATGGACTCGATGTGCTTGATGTGGTCGGTTCGTTTGAGGCGTTCACCCCCTTTCTCGATTGAGGTATGGCGGCCGAAAAATACGAGACTGAGTCCGATGTCGGGTGTAGGGCGCCCTGCAGCCTGGTCGGCGGCGATCTGGTCCAGGAGCTGGGCGACCCAGTTGGTGTCGTCGCGGTCGTAGAGTTGGATGGTGCCGCAGATCGCGGCGGTCTTGCGGTTCCAGTGCGCGCTCGACGTGATGCCGACCAGGTTGTGGAGGGATGGCAGTTCCTGGGCGAAGAAGTTGTCGGGTGCGTGGTCGATGAAGACGGCGCGTCCGGTGGCGAGGGGGACGGCCTGCTGCAGGGTGGTGTCGGGTATCTCCCATGGGGCTGGGTCCTGGTCGCGTTGTTTGACGCGGCCGGCTTGAATGAAGGTGACGGCGTACTCGCGGCGGTTGCTGGTGGGTCGGACGGATAGGGCGGTGTAGGCGGTACGGAATTCCGGGTTGGTTTCGGATTGCGGATGGGTCATGCTCTCATCTCCAGGGTGAGTTGTCCGGTGCGTTCGCGGTTGCGGCGGCGCGTGGCTGCGGTGTGCATCGCGTGTTCGTGGGCATCGTGCGCCAGGTGGCAACGCTGGCAGAGTGCGGCCAGGTTGGTGTCCTCGTTATGGGTGATGTCGTGGTCAAGGTGGGCGATGGTTAAGACCACGCGGCTGCCGGTGATTGGGTGGAGTTGGTGGTTGGGTACGGCGCAGCGGTCGCAGCGGTGGTTGGCTTGGTCGAGGATGCGCGCGCGTATGTCGTTCCAGTTGGGTGGGTAGAGGGTGTAATCGCAGGGCATCAGTCGGCGACCTTTCCTGGGAGTAGTGGCAACCTGGCTGGTAGCAGGTCTTCTTCGTTGGGTATGGTGGCGGTGGCCTTGATGGTGAGCGTGACTTCCTCGGCGCTGCTGTTGTTGGTGGTGTTTCGGAGCAGAGTCAGTGCTTTGGCTATGGTCTCGTTGTCCGGTATGCGGTTGAACTTGAGAGCGAAGCTGATTTGCTGGCTCATTCGGTCACCTTCTCCTTGGGTCGGTTGCCGTTGCCGTTGGGTGGGCGGACACGTGGGTCCGCGTCTGGGCGGACACGTAGGTCCGCCCCTACGTTCGGTGGCTTGGGGGTCGCGAGTATCTTGTCGATATCCTCGTCGCTGAGGACTTCGCCGGCAAACTTGAACGCGAGGGTGATGGCGGTTTTGTCGTCGATCCATCCCTGGCGGCGCATGATGTCGAAGGTCTCGACGATGGCCTTGGCGCTGGTGGCGAGGGCCTGGTTGTCCTCGCGTGAGACGTCGGGCATCTCGGCATAGAGCGTGGCGTTGGTGGCGCGGCGCATGCCGCGCACGGCGGCGCGGCGGGCGTAGGCGGTCTCGACCAGGTTGGCGAGCATGTTGCCGAAGTCGAGTTGGCGCATGCGGTAGTGGCGGCGAGTGGGATCGCCCATTTCCTCGGCGGTGGTGCGGGTGGCGCTGCTGCCTTCGGCCAGGAAGTGGAGGGGGATGTCGGCGCCGGCGGCGACGGCCAGGCGGAGTGCGAGTCCGTCGGGTGAGGCGTCGCCGGCTTGGATGTTGGCCGATGGGAAGGCCAGCTCTTCTCCCGGGCCAGTAACGAAAATGTTGCCGCCGATGGGGGGGTTGGCCTCGTACTCCAGGCGCTTGCGCGATACGGCGCTCTCGTCTGCGACCTTGATCCACGCGGCGGCCATTTCGGCTCTCACCTGGTTGAAGCGGACGCGGTCCTTCAGCCACTGGGAGTAGCGGAGCACCCAGGGCAGGATGGGCGTCAAGTCGCTCTCGCCTCGTGTGGCGCCCACCGGCTTATTGATGGCGTAGTGCAGCAGCGTGGGGCCGTCGGCCGCTGCGTAGCCTGGCGCCTTCCAGCGGCGCGTGAACGGCGGGCAATCGGGATCGCCCGGCCATGCTGGACCGCCGGGGAGCGCGGTGTTCTCCAGGTAACCCGTCTCGCGCTCGTAATCCTCCTGCTCCGTCTCTACCGCCATGATCTGGCGGGCCGGGATGGCGCGGACGTAGGACATGCCGTCCAGCGGGTTGGTGAACAGGGCGATGAACAGCTCGCCGGACCGGGTCAGCTCGTCGCACCAGGCGGACAGGCGGCGGTCGATGCGGTTCTGGGGGTGGGACCAGAATTCGGCGGCGAACGTGCTGACGAAGGGGTGCTTTGACTTGACGGTGATGCCGTCTCCGACGACGTAGGCGGTGGTGAGTCGGGTGATCTGGCGGATGAGGAAGTTCTTGCGCCAGGCTTCGAGGGTGTCGTCCATGTCCTGGGCCAGTTCGCTCCAGGTGCGGTCGGCCGGCCCTCCCCTGGGCCAGAATGGGGTAGTGACCGTCTCGGGCACCAGGCCGCCCCAATGGTGGCCGGTGTCGTCGACGGGCTTGCTGATGGCGAGTTGTTCGGCCGGCGTAAACAGGTCGCGGAGTGTGGTCAGTAGGCTCATCCCCATTCTCTCCTTCCGTGTCGTGGTGGTGGTGCGGGCGCCGGGATATCCGGGATGTAGACGGGTCCCCAGGGCGCGGGCAGCGGCGAGGCGGGGCCGTCCTCGATCTCCATGTGGGTGTAGTGGCGCATGCAGCGGCAGCCGGGGTGGAGGGGTGGCCAGGGGCCGGTGTCGTGGTCGAGGATGTGGCCGTTCATGCTGCGGCATTGGCCGCAGGTTCTTGGGTCGTCTAGGGCGTCCCAGACGTCGTAGAGGTGGAGTCTCACTGGGCTTGCTCCTTCTGGGTGTTGGAATCGCCCCTTCGCCCGTTGGTACGGAATCCCCCCTCCCCCCCTTGATAAGGGGGGTGGGTGGGCTGGCGCTGGCTGATGAGGCGGACCTTCACCCGTCCCTGGGTCATGAGCAGGCTGGCGGCGTATTTGGCCATGGCGCGCTTGGTCTGTGGGTCGAGCGCGCGGGCGTTGCGGCGCGCGCGCCATAGGCGTAGGTAGCAGCGGTTGCAGAGTCCTTTGGCGGTGGCGGGGTTGGTCTCGCAGATGTCGCAGGTAGTGTCTTTGGTCATGACCATTCCTCCTTGGGTGGTGTGGGGTGCGTTGGTGTGTAGGGCCAGTTTGGGTGTTGTGTGGGCGAGAAATATCTGCCGCAGTGGGGGCAGCGGTGCTGGAGCAGTATCTTGCCTGAGCCGGGGCAGGTAGTGTCTTTGGTCATGACCATTCCTCCTTCTTTCGTCGTGGTTTGTCGGGTTTGGGGGCCGGTCGTTGGATGACGTGTGACTCGACCGTGCCGATGAAGATTTCGCCGGCGCGTTGGCGGCGATCCGCCTCGGCGATGAGGGCGGCGGAGAGCAGGCGGTCGTCGTGGACCAGGGTGGTGTGGCCGTCCGGACCCTGGGTGGTGGCGTTGCCGGGAACGCCCCACTTGAGGCCGCGCTCGATGGGTAGTCCCTCGGCGAGTTCGTAGCCGCAGAAGCGGCATTGTTCGAAGAACCACCAGGAGTCAACCTCACCCCTTGCCTCCTCTCCACAAAGTGGAGAGGGGGGAGTGTCGGTCCAATACTTGAAGCGGCCGGTCTCGACCAGGGCAATGAAGTCGTTGCCTAGCTGGGCCTTGGCGTGTCCCTTGGCGAAGTCGAAGGCGACGATCTGCCTGGGCCAGGCCTTGGTGAGGGCGTCGGTGATGCCCTGGCCGACGCCGGATGCGTCGGCGATAAGTGCGATGGGCTGCCAGTGCTTGAGGTAAGCCAGCAGCCGGTCGAACAAGGGTGGCTGCCCTGGTGCGGGTTGGAAGTGGCGGGTGCCGTGGTCGACGAAGACGTCTACGGCGTGGTAGGTGGGGCCGATATCGCCCCCCCCTGTGTCCCCCCCGTAAACGGGGGGGATGACCTGAAAGATCGTCGCCACCGTGTAGTCCCTGGCGGGGTTCACCAGGTCGGCGAACATCCCATCCGTGGTGCCCTCGTCCTGGCCGGCCACGTCCAGGGTGGCGATGTAGATGCCCCCACCCCTGCCCTCCCCGTAAACGGGGAGGGGGGAGCGCTGGCGCTCGTGCGTGCCCTGCATGAGCGCGATGCGGCGGGGTGGGAATAGGCCGGCGGCGGTGTCGAGCGGCTCATTGAAGAGCTCGGTTTTGACGGTGGGGTGCTGGCGGCCTTTGAGCCTGATCTGGTTGGCGACGAAGTCGGCATAGTGCGGGTTGCTCTGGCCGACCTGGTCGGCGGTGACGATGAACACGCGGCGCTCGCCGTCGCGCGCCTGGAGGTCTTCGAGGCGGGTCTTGACGCGCCAGAGGTAGTCGGTGGTGGTGCGCACCGTGCCGACGAAGAGGGCGCTGGCGTTGGTGCTGGCGCGCATGGGGGTGAAGCGGCGCTCGACGATGGCCTCGTCCTGGTCCTGGGTCTCGTTCACGATCAGGAGGAGGTTGGCGGTGGCGCCTTCGGCGCGTGACTGGGCGTGGCCGGAGAAGAACGCGCACATCGCCTTGCCGATGCCGAGGCGGATGGGCTTGGCCTTGGTCCACCAGTGGCCGGCGGTCCACAGGTTGTCCAGTCGGCGCTGGAGTCGCGTGGTGCCGATGGGGATCTGCTGCTGCGTGGGGTAGACGTGCACGATGCAGGCGTCGACTCGCTGGAAGAGGGTCAGCAGGAAGACCACTAGCTGGGCAATCGTCTCGTCCTTGCCCGACTGCCTGGGGAAGACCCACAGGAATTCGCTGCCCTGGCTGTGGAGGCAGGACTGGATGACGGCGTTGGCTGGTTCGAGCTGGTAGGGCCGGAGTGGGATGCGGATGATCAGCCGGCTGAACAAGTCGATGGAGGTGAGGATGGTCTTGAGTCGGTTGATCACTTCAGCAGCTCCAGCAGTTTCAATCCCACCTGGATAGCCAGGGCGCCCAGGAGCAGGCGGAGCAGCCAGGTCTGTTGGCCTTCGAGTGCCTGCAGGCGGTAGTCAACCCATGCGCCCCAGGCGTCGGTGGGCTTGGGGAGTTCGGGGTCTTTGCGTTGTTTGATTGCGCGTCGTAGGGCATCTATGAATCCTTGGCGTCCATTCAAAGTGTGACTCCGAGTTCGGTAGTGAGTTCGTCGAGTGCCTTGCCGATGGCGCTGAGGAGGCCGTCGGCGGCGTCGCCTGAGAGCGCGCGCTTGTCGCGCAGCAGGCGGCCGAGGCGGCTGGCGTTCTGGCCGTAGAGCGCGAGCAACTTCGTCATCTCCTCCACGTTCATCTCTGCGCCGTGCTCCTCGATGTATGCGCTCAGGGTGCTGTGTTTGGTGAGTGCATCGGCGACCAGGTCGTCAATGCCCTGGATGGGCTTGGGCGGCTTGGCATAGAGCCCGTGGCGGCGCCGGTTCTGGTTGCCGGCCGGTGCGCCCCGTTTGCGCTTAGTTGGTGCAGGTGAGTTTTGGCAGTCGGATGGTTCGTTGGATGACATAGGTGATGGCCTCCAGGATGATGATGTAGAGAATTGCCAGGATCAGGATCGTGGTCGTTTGCGGTTCAATTATGTCGTCCATGGTCCTCCTTCGCCGGCTTTACGAAGAACCGGTCGTACTCCTCGTCGGTGTACCATCGCTTGCCCGTGCGCTCGCCCGGTGGGCGCAGCTGCCAGCGGGGTAATGCCGACTTGAGCGCTTGCAGCGCCTCGCCGGGCGTCATGCCGCGGTCGGCGGCCCACTGGACGGCGGCGGTGAAGTGCTCGGGGTGCTTGTCGTGCAAATGCTCGAAGCGCCGCGCCTGGGCGGTGCTGATGTTGTCTTCGAAGAGTTGTTCTAGTAGTGAGGGGTTGAAGTTGCTGTTGCTGGCTGATTCATCTTCACTTACCTTCTCTTCATGATCAGCTTCAGCTTCACCTTCAGCTTCATGTTCTGCTGACGTTTTGGTGGCAGGTTGGCGGCAAGTTGACGGCAAGTTGTCGGCAGATTGGCGGCAGGTTGCCGGCAGAGTGGCGTCGTGGGGTGTGGGATACTGCGCGTCTTCGCGTTCGGTGCGCATACCGGGTTGGTTGGCGCGGAAGCCGGGCCAGATCATCCAGCGCTGGCCGTCGTGGTCGTAGAGTCTGATGAGTCCGATCTCGGCCATGACGTTGATGTAGATTTCGATCTGCTGCATGCTGATGTCGGTTCGGCGGGGGAAGATCATCGACTTGACTACCGCGGCGTCGGCGTAGAATGCGCCGTCCACGTCAAGGTGGGGAATGAGCCAGGTGGCGAGTAGTCTGGCCGTGTCGTCGGGTAGTTGGTGCATCTTCAGACTGAGTGAGACGGTGCGGTTGAGCATCCTACCTCTGGCCATGCTTCCTCCGTTGGTCGATGAATGCGACGACGTCGTCGGGGTGGATGCGCACCAGGCGGCCTAGCAGTCGCACCGCTGGCAGTTCGCCCCTGGCGACCAGGTTGGCCACCGTGCTCTTGCTCACGCCCAGGCGTTGCGCGGCCTCGGCCGGCGTGATCAGCGTCGCGCGTGGGTCGTGCGCGCGCGCGTCGGCGGCGGCGGCGCGCGCGGTCAGCGCCTCGAGATCGGCGCGTTTGACGAGCAGCCAGTCAGCTGGGTTGAGGGTGTCCATCGATGACGAGTTGGAGTTGCTGGATGGTGGCGGCGATGATCGGGTCGTCCAGGTTGAAGCCGATGGCGCGCAGTTTGTCGCGGTAGGGCTGCGTCACGGGGCGGGTGCCGTGTTCCAGGTCGCTAATTGTCGTGCGTGTGATGCCGGTGCGTCGTGCCAGTTCCGACTGCGAGATCCCGCGCAGGGTGCGGATGATCGTGATGGTGAGTCCGTCCATTTGCCCTCCTGATGTCGTGATGTGCTACCAGTGTAGCACAGAGCGACATTTGTGTCAAGGGGCAATCTCGTTGTCGCGTTCTGCTACAATTGTGGTATAATGGCTGTGGAGGTGAGGCATGGAGGATTTGGCGGCGGTGGTCGGTCGGCGTCTGCGCGAGGCGCGCGAGGCGGTGGGTCTGTCCCAGTATGGTGTGGCTGCTCACTTGGGGTTGGGCCACGTCGGGTATGGTGACATGGAGCGCGGCCGCGTGCTGGTCCGGCTGGACCACCTGATCGCGGTGGCGCAGTTGTTCGGCCGGCCGGTGAGCTGGTTTGTCGGTGAGGTGCCGGGTGGCCTGGCGGACCTCGACGATCTGAGCCGTGAGCTGGTGGGGTTGGTAGTGGGATTGCCGGAGCGGGAGCGTCGTGCGGTGCTATCCTATGCCCGGTTTGTGGCGGTGGAGACGGCTAAGAGGGTGGCGGAGGAGGGTCAGCAGTAGCCGCACAAAACAGCTGTTGGCGAACGCTTGCGACGTGCGCCATAACCAGAGGAGGTCGTGGACGGTCTCATACTCCGTCGTGATGGCGTCCGGGATTCGGTTCATTGCTGGCCCTGCCTCCGTGCTACCATTGTAGCACACTTGTTCTATTCGGTCAAGGGGTTTCCGATGCAGTTCTGGTGTGATCACTGGCGGTTGGTCTTGTTCGTGCTGTGGACCGTGGTTACGGTCATCTGGGCGGCCGGCCTGGGCCGGTTGGGCGTGTATGCGGGGTGGTGGTGATGAAGCGTCGGGGCAACCTTGAGGGGAGTATCTATCAGCGGCGTGACGGTCGCTGGTGTGGGCAGATCTCCGCCTCGGGCCGGCGGGTCTACCACTATTGCAAGACTCAGGCTGAGGCGCGTGGTTGGCTGCTGCAGCAGCGTCAGCGGCAGGCGGCTGGCGAGGACGTGTCGGACCGGTCGACGCTGGCGCAGTTCCTGGAGCACTGGCTGGAGGTTGAGTCGGTGTCGGTGCGGCCGGTGACCATTCGGCGCTATCGCCAGGTGGTGCGTGACTACGTTGTGCCTCGTCTGGGTCACCTCCGGTTGTCGGCGCTGCGTGCGGACCACGTGCAGTCGTTGTACGCAGATCTGCTGGCGGCCGGCGTGGGCGTGTGGTCGGTGCGGAAGTGCCACGTGGTGGTGTCCGGTGCGCTCGCCGATGGCGTCCGGTGGGGTCTGCTCGTGCGTAACGTTGCGTCGTTGGCGGCGCCGCCGCGCGCACCGGCGCGGGATATGGTCACCCTGACGGCCGATCAGGTGGGTGTGCTGCTGGGGGCGGTGCATGGGACTCGGTGGCACGGGTTGTATTGGCTCGCGGTGGTGGCCGGGATGCGTCAAGGTGAGTTGCTGGGCCTGCGCTGGTCCGACGTGGATATGTCGGCCGGCGCCGTGCGGGTGCAGCGGCAGGCGCAGCGGCTGGCGGGCGGTGGTTTTGAGTTCGTCGAGCCGAAGAGTGCGCGTGGCCGGCGGGTGATTGCGCTGGATCCAGAGACTCTGTCGGTGTTGTATGGTCAATGGGATGTCGTCGCGGATATGCGCGTTGTGGCCGGCGGTGGGTGGCGTGAGCACGAGTTGGTGTTCCCGTCCGATGTGGGGACTCCGATGGATGGGCGCAACGTGTGGACCCGGTTTCGGCGTGACCTGCGGCGCTGCGGGTTGCCGGCGATTCGCTTCCACGATCTGCGGCACACCTCGGCCACGTTGCTGCTGGCGGATGGCGTGCATCCGCGTGTCGTTCAGGAGCGGCTGGGTCATTCGAAGATCGGCATTACTCTCGACACCTACTCTCACGTGGTGCCGTCGCTGCAGGTGGACGCGGCGGCGCGCATCGGCCGGCGGATTGCTGACAGCAGTTTGACAGCAACCAGGGCGGCGGGTCGTGTTCCTGGTGGGTGATCGGGGTTGTTGGGGGCGGTCGAGTCTGCGTGGGTCTGGGCGTGAGTCTGCGTGAAGTGGGGGCGGTTGTGTGTGGTGGTTGGGGTGCGTGCGCATGGCGTGTGCGCGCGTGCATGCGCGCGGGTTGGAGGTTTGGGTGCGTTCTGAGCGTTGGTTAGCTGCGTGAGTCTGCGCCTCGCGGGGTGTCGTGATTTGGGTTGACAGCAATTGTGACAGTAGATGCGCGAGAGTGCCTTCACTGTCCCTGCCGGGTGGCCTTACGCCAGGCGCCCTTTTGCCCGGCCCTGCGGAGCGTTTTAGGGCCGGGCGTTCATTGGGGCTTGTGCGCCCGGGTTGGGACCACGTGGCACAAGCGTTTGTCTGCGATCGCGCGGCGCCGGCGGGACAAGGCGCGCTTGTGCGTGGATCTCCGTCGGCCGTTTGACAAGCGCGCGCTTGTGCGCGATATCGCCTGCAGGTGGTGACAAGGTGGCCGGCTTGTTCCACCTGGTGGCCATCGAGAGAGACAAGCGGGTGTCCTCGGCCCTGGTGATCGGCGCCGGCACGAGGGTGCGCTTGTGCGCGAATGCGGGCGGATCGCCCCGCTGGAGGATACAAGCCGGCTTGTGTAGAGAAAACGGTCTGGCCATGCTTGTGCGCGGTTTCTGTGATCCGAGCGAGTCGGAAACAAGAGACCCCTTCGCGGGAAGGGGTCTTGTTCCACCTGGTGGGCGGCCGTGTGACAAGGTCAGCTGGCGTCTTGTGTCGCCGGCGGCGCCGCCGGCTGGACAAGCGTGTCGCCGTGGCCCAGCTCGGTGATCAGGTCGCGCTCCAGTTGGGTGAGGTTGTCGTTGGTCATGTGCCGGCGCAGCGTCTGCAGGCGCTTGCCGAGGTGGCCCCATTCGTCCTCCAGCCGGGCGTAGGTGGCCTCCATGGCTTTGCGCTGCGCGCGGTGGGTCGCGCGCGCGGCGAGGATCGCGTCTGGCAGTTTCTTCCCGATGTAGGTTTGTTTGCCGGTCGTGCGGTCCCTGGCGTACCAGTAGGGGCCGTGGGGCTTGTCGGTGTGGCAATGGCAGCCGGGGTTGTTGCAGGTCCGGGTCTGCGCGCTGTAGGTCACGCCCTCGAGGGTGAACTGTTCGTTAGTCACGGCCCGCCTCCTCGAAGCCGGGGAGGGTGGGGATGGGTGCGGGGTGGCCGCCTGCCGTCTGCTCGACGATGTAGATGCACTCCTCGGCCTTGTCGGCGATGCGCTGTGCGTCGGTGATCACCCACGCCGGCGTGTCCTGGGCGCCGGCGATGCCGCGCGCCATGAAGGCGATACGCTCCAGCTTCAGGATGACGTGGCGCTCTTCGGGTTTCGTCGCCTGTTCCTCGCCGGTCATTGACGTGATCACCTTCCGGATCGTCCTGATGTTCGTCACGTTGGTTCCTCCTTGCGCGTGTTCGGTATGCGCGCCCCACCGGGGGTTGGGGTTACTTGATCTTCTGGTCGCAGAAGGTGGTTTTGCCGGTGTTCGGGTTGGTGCCGACCTTCTCGCCGCAGTACCACCCGCCGAATTTGCTCGGCTTCATCTCGATGCCGTGGCGTGGGCACTTCGGCGCGATGCGGTTGAATGCGTCTTGCGCCGGCGGCGGGGTGCCGTTGCCGTTCGGGTGGGTGACTCCCTGCTCGTACTCGCGCGCGGCGTGCTGCTCGTAGTCGCGCGCGCGCGGCGCGGCGCCCATCGCGGCGAGCACTGTCATTGCGCCCTGGAGCCGCGTGAGGGCGGCCTGGCCGGCGATGTCGCGCAGGGTGAGCATGCAGTCGTATCCATCGAGGATGAACCGGATGGTCACCGACGCGGGCGCCTCGCTGAACGTGTACTCGCTGACTGGGGAATGAGCTGACATTGTGATCTCCTGCGCGTGTAGGATGCGCGCCCCCCATCTGTTGGCTAGCGGTAGAGACCGTTCGGGAACATCGTTGCGTACGAGTCCCAGTCGTCCATCCAGTGCATACGCCGGCTGGAGCTGAAGCGGTGGGCTTTGTATGCCGCCGCGATGCAGTGCTTGCACCAGATGGGGCGGCGCGGGCCACCTGCGTACAGGGCCTTGTTGCGCTGGATGGTCCAGTCCGGGCAGTTGCAGCACGGGTCGGGGTTGCGGTAGTTGGTGGTGGCGGGCACGTTCACCTGGTAGGTCTGGCCGTGATCGCCCTCAACCTCGTACCATTCGGGGCCGTATTCGGGGTGCGGGTGCACGCGGTCTTCGGACACGATGCGGGCGCCGCGCAGGACACGGGCATAATCGCAGCCGTGGGGCGCGACGTAGCCGGCCACAACCCGCGCCCAGTGGCGGAGTAGTGGGTCCAGTGAGGCTTCGATGGTGACGAGTTCGTCGCTGAGGGTGGTGCCGCCGATGACTGACGGCGTGTTGACTGAAACCTGGGGATGTGCTACAGTTACGGTGCTCATTGGGGACCTCCGTTCCTCTTTGAGTTGCCTGCCCGGGTGCCAGCCCTGGCAGGCTTTCTTGTCGCTGTATGCTACTATTGTAGCACAGAATGACCGTTTTGTCAAGGGCTTGTTTCACCTGGTAGCCCGATCTGCGTACAAGTGAAAACAAGCGCGCCTTCTCGCCGGCGGTGATCAGCGCCGCGCCTGGCCCACAAGGAGCGCCGAAGGTCAGCCACGGCTAGAACCCCGGCAGCCGGGCGGCCGGCGACGACGGCAGCAGCAGCCACCCACCGGCGAAGGGACCGGACGCCACCGACGACCAGGACCCCCACGACGCCGGCAGGACGGCCGGGCCCGGGCCGCACCAGAAGACCGCGACGGGCAGGCCCAGGGCGGCAGCGAACGCGCACGAGGCCCAGGACCCGGACCCGAAGCCGGCGAAGCACGCGGAGGGCGACGACGACGGCGCCAACCCGGCCGGGCAGGCGGAGACCACAAACCCGACCCACCCCGCACCGGGACCGGACGCAGCCACGGCGCGCACGCACGCCACCGAGCGCGCAGCCAGGGCGCCGCGACCGGACCCCCACGCGCCCGACGCGACGGAGAACACGCGCGCCGAGGGGCACGCGGAACGAACGAATGCGTCGGCCCCGCCGGCGCAGCCGACGGCGACGCCCCGGCCGGCAGCCAGGACGGCCGCGACGACGGACGCCACCGCGCCGACGAAGCGGGGCGGCAGCGAGCGAGAGCCACAGAAGCCGACGAGGGCAGCCACTACGAGACCCACACCGGGACCGAGGCCAGGAAGCCGGCGGCACCAGCGCGGCGCACGACCAGCCCACCGCAGACCGGGGGCACGAGCCAGAGCAGCCCGCGCGCGGCCGCCAGGGAGGAGCAGGAGAAGACCGCCACCCAGCCCGACAGGGCGCGCGACGACGGGCGCACCAGCGACAACGACGCGCCCGGCGGAGGAACCAGCGGGAGCAGCGAGCGCAGCGACGGAACGGACGGACCCACCACGGAAACCAGGACACCAGCCACAGGACACCCCCCACCAGAACGGGGCCCGGCAGACGAACCGGCGAACCGCCCCAAAAAACAGCCACCTAACGAGAGTGTTTGCGCGGCGCATTAGGCGGAGCGGCGGGGCGGGCGAAGCCCGCGTGCGAGCGAGGGCCGGAGCGCCCGGCAGTCAGGAACTAGGCCCGTTGGCAAACGACAGGGTTTTACCAGCCAGAAGGTGGCGTCGGACACGCGGGCGGGCGCGGAGGCCGGAGCGAAGCCCCGAAGCGGAGCCGCGCCGCGCGACCTGCGAGCGGAGCGCAGCGAAGCGAGCAAAATAGCGAGCGAAGCGAGCGTGGTAGTGGGTTTGAATGGGTTGTTGGGGGTGGTGTGGCGTGGTGTTGGTGGGGGAGATAAGTCCGGCGTCGCCCGCGACGAAAGGCGGGCGCGTGGGTGGTGGCGGTGCGGGTTGTTTTGCAGGCCGGGGTACCATCAAATCGGGCGATAGCGGGCGCCGGGCCGAGCGAAGCGTACGATTGGAAGGGCTGGTGGTTTGCGTGCCGGGGTGTGTGAGCGCGGTGGTTGCGTCCGGGGGTTAGGCCCGGAGCCGGAAATCTTTTGACCGTCTCTTAACGCCATCCTTCCCGTTCGTGGTCGGTCGGGTCGCGCGTGGGCGGGTCGCAGGTCGCCTCAATGTGCAGCCGACTGCTATAGTGCATGAGTGCCTTCCCTTTCGGGTTGGGTGGGTGAGCGCCGGGCGCCCTTGGGCCGGCGGCCGCGAAGCGTTTTGGCCGCCGGCCTTCCTTGCGTTTGGCCGTGTGTGGCATGGTCGTCTGGTGGGTGACGCGCGCGCCGGGGCGTGCGTGCGCTGCGTCTCTTTTTTGGAGGTTCAATTCAACGCCGGGGTTATCCCGACGCCGGGGTGGTTACCTTCCCGTGCCAGGGCCTTCATTTTGCGGGGCGCGACGCGCGGGGGGTTTGGCAGCGGATAAGCGGGCGCGGGGGGCGGTCGGCGGACGAAGCGGACGGCTGCGGCGCGAGGGCGAAGGACGTCGGCAGCACGGGCAGGACGGCCAGCGCGCGAGGGTGGAGGGCGCGGGCGCCATGCAGGTGGTGGGGGTGGGTAGACCCGGCTGTGCGCCCGCGCCCGTAGCCGAATCGCGCGCGTTTTGGCCGTCCGTGCTTGCCCGTGCGTTTTGCCGACGTCCGGAGCCGAGTCGCGCCGCGGTTAGCCGTCCGCGAAGTCCGTTTTGCCGACCGCCCCCAAGCCCGCCCGCGCGCCGCCCCCCGCGAACGGAGCGCCCGCATTGTCGTTGCGTCAATGGCTGGGGT